GATAATTAACCCTATCCTTGAACTGGTTCCTAAACCAGCTGCTCATTCCAGTGTTAGATATAGGAAGCAGGTCCTCACCCTTTAGATTAAGAACTACATTTCTCTTAGTATCAGTAAAGTATGAGTCATAACCGTACACAACAAAACTCTCTGGGTTGCTGCTTATTCCGTACTCCTCTGTCCTTGCTATCTGAGTTCCAAGCACCTCTGGTGTAGCTGTGATGGCTCCTCCGCCAGCAGCGTCAGACAATAAGTTCTTACCAACCAACACATTAGATATCTTATCCTCCTGTAGCACTAGAACGTCAGTCTTCCTTGCGTGTAAAATATTAATTGGACCGAACGACTTCTCGCAGTCCTTCCAGTTTACAAGAGCAAGGTTAAACTCGTTTAATTTATTTAAGTTTGTCTCCTCGTTATAAACTCCACTGTATGTTATTGTTGCATACCTGTTAGCCGCCTTGAAGTCCTCCTGTGAAACAGCAGTAACCCTACTTCCCAAATAGAAAGGAGCACCTGTTAGTGAATCATTTATCTTATAACTCTCTACGCCGTTACCAAATGTAAAGCAGTTGAAGAACTCTAGATCAATTACAGCAGGTTGTGTACTATTCTGATTTTGAATGTTTCCATTGTGATAACCAGTTACGATATCAAAACTCTGACTGTTCTCAAAATATATCTCACCATTAGATGGCTCTGGCTCTGTCTCAAATATAACCATTCCAGATCCAGTCTGTACACTTATATTTAATGTAACCCTAGAATACTTTGGATTTATCCATCCACATCTACAACAAGGAACACCTGTAGTTGCTCTAAATCTAAGTCTTCCTTGATCATTAGGTATAGTTGTAGGACCAGTAGTTGTTACATTCTCTGCTTGAAAGAAAAAATTACTTATTCCTAGACCAAACCAATCGTCACCATAATCAAACATAGGTTCGTCATATCTTATAAACTCGTACCATTGTACGTTTTCAGGAGGATTCTCACCACCTCCAAATGTTCCATCATTAAAGTTTACTCCCTGAGCTAAGTACCACTGGAACATATCATCATAATCTTCAGCAGCTATAAACGTCTTATTATAGTTGTAACTAAAGTCATCACAACGATTTCCAGAGCCGTCCCTATACATTCCAATTGTAAATTTAATCTGACTTCCTGCTGGAACTGCAAACGGTCTATACTTTCTATTTGTTGCATCAATTATAGCATCTGGATTAAACGCTGGATTTAGTTCATCAAAATAATAATCTGTCCAGTTTTTATCTGTTTTTATTCCATCATACCTAAATGAATTAGGATCGTACTCAGCTGTAAACCCAGATGGTCTAAGTCTCATGTACAGACCTGCTGGTTCTATTATTATATCTCCGTTACTATTCTCGTTGTTACTTATAAAATCTTCTGGCTGAGAAACTAGCTCTAAAACTGTTGTTGTTGTTAAATTATTTATAATTCCAACTGTATCTTTCTTAACTATAAGAGTTTGGTTTTCAGAAACCTTCTGTCTATTATCTCCCTCTAGTCTAAACCACGTGTTACCCTGGTCATCCTTGAAGAATAGGTTTGTGTATATTGTCTCATAATTTGATACAGACTGCTTAAGAACAAACTTATACTTTGTTGCCCATACTGGAGGTAAATTATTTAATGTTACCCTAATGTTATTTATATCAGCTGAATGTGTAGAATCTATAAATACAGTATTATCAGTATCTACAAGTGCTGTAGAACTTCTTAGGTAATCGTCCATATAAACTATAGCAACCTCGTAATCTCTATTACTATGCAGACTCTTCTTAGCTCCTAGTTCTGTAAAGTATACGTCAGTAACTGAATTATTAAAGTACTGATAAGCATATAAGAAAGTTCCAGACTCTGCTGGAAATTCTGTACTAAACTTAACCGCAGGGCACTGTATACCAAGTATATCACTTCCTACTGATGATGTTATTTTAAATGATCCATCTATAGCAGTTATACCACTATTTATATCAAACCACTCTCCATATCCAGTTCCTGAATCTGCTGGTTTTCCAACCTTATCAGCGTTAAAACTATCTGTAAGTGAGATAGGTGGATTAGCGTCAGCGTATGGCTTATGTGTAGACACAGCATCTATAAACTCTTGACTATTAGCTAGTTCATATACTGACGCATAATCCTTTAGCAATAAGAAAGAAAATGTATATAAAAAATTATTTGAAGATCCAGGACCTGGAGAGTCTGGTATGTCATTAAAGTTCTCATCTCCAGAGTATGAGTTGCTTATTATATTAAAGTCTATTGTTAGTACAAAGTTCTTCTTTAATTCATATCCATTGAAATCTATATTTATATTTGATGAAGGTACAGTTTTTGTTGTATCTATTGTATAATCAACTCCATTAGTATATGTAACTGGAAGTGAGTTATCCTCTATGTCACTACTTATAACCTGTAATGAGTAGTCAATATCTCCCACATCATATCCATCAACATAGTTTGCATACATTATTCTATTGCCAATGGATGTCTGTGCCTTTGCAGTTCTTGGTACGTTATCGTACAGTCTAAGTAGTTCACTCTCTAGAAGTGTAGTGTATATCTTTCTATTTGTAAAGGTAAGAGACTGATCTGATTTATTATCAAACCATCCCTCTTTTTTCTTATCAAACTTCTCTACAACATTTATTATATTTGAGTTAGATAGTTTAAAACATATATCAATTCCAACAACCTGTCTTGGTCCAGTATTAAACTGTACTAGAACTGAGTTGAAAGAGTTTGTCATGCCTATATTGGTAAAGTTAGAATAGTCCAACTCAAACTCTCCTGGATCAAATGCTATGTCTGCAAACTGAGACAGTGCACTATACTCCCCATCATCGTACTTATACCTGTAAGAGAATGATATGAACTTGTCTAATATATAGTTCTCCTCTCCTGGACTATTGTATAATGAAACTAAAGGTGCACTCATTGGAGGTGCAACTATGACAGATATGTCACTCTCATCAAAGGTTGTGTAAGTCTTTGTTACGTTTATTCTTCTTGGTGGATTTAAGTTATCCGTCCAAAATAATAAGTCGTCAATCTTATTTATGCCATTTATAAGGTATTCGCTATTGAAATTTAGATCTCCTACTAAGTGGTAAACAATAGAACTATTATTAACATTATATGATACAACAAGGTCAGCATCGGTAGACGCAACAAACCAGTATATAGTCTCATTGGTTCCGTCCTCAAACGCTCCAATACACTTCTTGTCAGTACTCGCATACTGGATATTAGTAAGTAACGTGTTACCCTTTGAGTTCTCTATAGCACCAATACTCCCAAGATCTGAGTTTGTTGCAGCACCTAGCTCCGTGGATCCTATTCTTATGTTTAGTGCATCTATGTACTCGCCGTCCTTTATGAATCTCTCGTCAAGGTCCTTGTTCATTCTTCCAGCGTAGAATAATGCCTCAGCTGTGTTTAGTGCCTCTGCCATAACTATTTAATCCATTTATCTTTGCCTCTCATATTCATGAGAAGTCTTCCTGGGTGAATGTTTCCTAGTCTTATTCTAGTGTTCCTTAGTATAGCGGTCTTCTCCTTCTTTGCTCTCTGTACAACGTACTCCTGAACACCGAACTTAGAGTTAAGTATCTGGTACTTAATGTATGCGTACATAAACTCCTCTGCCATCTTGTTTACACTTACGCTAGAGTCGTCACCGTTCTCCATACCATCTGAAACGTACTCAAGTATACACAGCTCTCCAGCCATACCAGATCCAAAGTTAATAACTCCAGACTGCTTGTCTATCCTGTATGTCGGGTTAATGTTTGCTGTCTCTGTGTTAAGTCCAAACCTAGAACCGATAGGGTAGTCGAAGTACCACATACCGTTGTAGTTGAACCCCTCTCTTCCGCTGAACGGTCCAGATCCAGGGTACATAGTCCTCTGCTGGTTAGATATCCTATCGTTGTCCATAATAGACGTACCCTCAAGTACGTTCCCGTCCTGATCGAACAGAACCCTACAATTGTTGTCCTGTAGGTAACTGTTACTGTAGTTTGTTTGTATGTTCTCTGTAAGTGGACGAAGTATTCCGTCCTTGTATAGTGATATTCTTACGTAGTTAACGTAGTTATTTGGAAGAACAAACTTAAGGTCATCACATATACTTATCTCAAGAACCTTTATCTCTTTAAGTGCGTCATAGTTTATCTCCTGGATTCCTCTCTTCGCATGAAACAGCACGTTGTATCTTGACACATTGTTTATTAACTTGTCGTTTCCAACATACATCAACATAAAGTTGTTCACGATATCTTCAAGTGATAGGTACTGATAAGAGCCCCAGTTCTCGTCCTCTGGATTACCTCCAGAATTTTCATAGTACTGATATCCAGTTAAGTATGCCATTATTATCCTTGTGTTTGTTTATTATTAGTCTGCTCAACATTTCCAAACTGATAGACATCCGCCTCTCTTATGGATAGTCCAGCGTACTTTAGTATCTTAGCAACTATAAGCGGCTCGTCTGTAAGAGGAAGCTCGAAGTCTTGGTAGTCACTGTTCTGATTGAACACTGGAGACCCGTTCACCATTATGTATGTCCACTTTGGATCCTTTGGAACCCTTATGTACTGAGCCTTAACATTAGCTATAATTGTATCTGGATACACCGTAACAGAGTCTCCCTCCTGAGTGTATGCTGGATAAAGTATAGAAGGTGAAGTTAGATTAGATGAAAGTAGATTCAATATCTTATCGTGAGACACCCTGTCTATCTCCTTTGATCCGTATCTTATTGTGTTAACGTAGTAGTAGTCTGAAGGTAGTTCAAACTTATCTGTATCATACGTAAGTGTAGATGTTGAGGACAGGTTGTCTATAACCTCCTCAATAAGTTTAATCATGTCCGCATATCCAGTCCCAGACTGTCTATTGTTCATCTTATTTATCCAGGTATTGTACTGGTAAAAATAATCTTCAAATATATCTATCTGTGCCTGCTTAGCAAATAAATTAAAGTCATCTGGTGTTATATACCCAAAGTTACTCTTGTTTACAGCAGACAGCACAGTACTTCTTACTGAGTCTATCATTCTTAAAAACTTTTTACAAAGATAACAAAAAAAACACCCCTTATTTTGGAGTGTTTAGTTTGAATTAATTTACGTGATTTTCTAATAACCTTAGGACCTCAATCCCTTCATCTGTCTGAAGGTATGATGCAAGTATATAATTTTTATCCTCCCCATATGGGACGGTTAGAACCTTCTTTTTATTCTGTGGTAAGTTAAAGTATATGTCTCTATCCTTATTCTTCATAACGATTACATTATACTCAAAGAACTTAGCGCAGGTATTCTGTAGCTTTAACATAGGATCGTTAAGCATACTCAAGAAGTCTATTGGATACGACTTAGCGTAAACAAATACGTCTCTTTTAAGTTCTGCTGTGGACATCTTCTCGATGTTTGCCCCTAATAAAACTCTGGCTACTGCCTCTAGCATCTCAACATTTAAGTCCCTAGCTGCTATCTGAGCGTCTAGTTCTGCATTAAAGTGTTCAACATCGCTTACAGCATTCTTCTCATTGTTAACCTCTTCAAAGACTTGTCCATATCCAGGGTGTAGAGACAAGAAGTACTGTAGTACTGGATTTGTTTTAGGAACAACTAGTGCCCCATCAACAAAAACAATTGGCTCAAGTATTGAGTTTCCGTCTTGTTCTTCCTCGAATGGTGATTTTTGATTTACGGCATATCTTAATGCCCTGTTTGATGTTCCATCGAAGTGAAGTAGAGGTGCTCTACGTGTGTTTCTTGATGACAACATGTAAGTAAGTGGAGTCGTGTCTCCCTTTAAAACGTAGATCTTGTCTACTGGTACTGCTTGATTTTTCATTTGATGTGATTTAATTTATTAAAATAAGAGAATGCGGCGATTATCACCGCATCCCCTATTAAGGTATTCTAGTTTGTGAACAAGAAGAAGTTATTTGCTCCTAATGTACATAAAGCTCTTTCAGATAAGAAGTGAACCTCCATTGCATCTAAGCTAGAAGTTTGTGCTCCACCTGCAGAACCTGTGATCCAAGTCTTGTAACGTCTGTCTTCTGTCTCAGAAGCTCTGTAACGTACGTGTAAGAATGGACGTTTAGCGTTTTTACCAAGAACTTGATCGTA